AGTTCAGGTATTTTTGTTGATCTAAATATTTCTCTGTAATCAAAACCTAATCTATCCAATTCTTTTTCAGCAGGGTTTTTTGGCGGAATAAAAGTTAATCCTGTAACCTGTGTTAATAATGGATCTTGTTTATAAATAGGTGCAGCTCTTGGTATTCCATTTGCATCTATAATATAAGACGTTGGAGAAGTTAATGTTGGTAAATCAGAACCAGGAAATCTTCTAGTAAATGCGCCTGTAAATTCTGAACCACCTGTTTCTTTAACAGCTCTGGCTTCTGGAAAGAATTGAGCATAAACATCAGTAAAGTTTTGGAATGGTGTTAAATAACCTGCTAATGTTTCGCCTAATAATTTTTGCAATCCATCAACAATTGTTTCTTTATTTAATTTTGGATCTGTAAAATAATTAATTAATGAATCAACTATATAAACTCCTGTAGTTCCTCTAACACCAAACAATACAGAAGCAATACCTTTGACATCTAAATTTCTAAGAGTTCCTTCTTGGTATCTTTTAATAACATCTCCTAAAAATAAATAAGCAGCAAATGGGTTATAACCTCTTGTATCAACTGTTCTGTCTCCTACTTTAAATTCATACCATTTTTCACCTGCATAAGGTTGATTACGCAAAGCATAACCAGCTAATATCATTCCTGTTCCAAGTGTAGCTTTACTTAATACAGAAGTATTTCCTCTTGCAAGTTCTGCTCTTGCACCTTTGCTAAGAAAACTTAATATTCCAAGTGGACTATAATCATATTGAAACTTAATGGCGTTCATTAAGAATCTAGGAAATGGAATTATATTTGTAAGTAAGAATGGAGCATTATTAATAATCCCTATAATTCTCCCAGCAAAAGCATCAAAGCCACCTTTAGAAATATTAAAGTCTTTTGAAAAAGTTGTTTCTAATGCTTTATCTATTGCAACAGCAATATCAGATGATCTTAATAAATTTAATTCACCATTTCTTCTTAATTGTTCTAATGTTTTATTGTTATAAAACTTACCATTAGCTTTTACAGTTTCATCTAATCTTGCTAAAAATACTGCTCTTCTGGTTATATATTCTTGAGTCTTGTTAACTACGTTTAATAAATCAACAGCACCCTCTACTTTACCTAAAAAATCTTTTTTACCTTTTACACCAGCATAATTTTTAACATCTGAAGCATAATTTAAAAACAGTCTATCTTTCTCTTTTGGAAAGTTTTCTAATATTTTATTGGTTAATGTTTTTATTTCTTTATGTTTTTTAAAACCACCAAGAGGATTCCATTGTGTAAAGTTATTAATTAATCCTTGAAAATTACTTAATGGACTAACAGCGCTTTTATCAAATTTAACTTTGTCTTTTACAAATGGTCTTATTGCTTGTTGCAAAGCAAGATCTAATCCAGATTGTAATGTTTCAAGACCAAGTCTAGCGCTTTGCGAAATATAGTTACGAACAGAAGTTGCAAGTCTTGTAACTAATACTCCTTTACGAATATTATCTAATCTTTTAACTTCTCCTAAAGCACCTTTTCCTGTATCAAAAGAGTTAGTTGGATCTAACATCTCTTTATATCTTTTTGCTAATTGAGAATAAGCATTTAATTCTTGAGCTGAAGCTCTAATGCTTGGATAAATAAAATTAGTAAATTGTTCGTAAGTAATTTTATTATCTTCAGCAATTCTTTTTATAATAGTTGGTATATCATATTGACCAGACTGCCATAATTCTTGCAGTTGTAATGAAATAGGTTTCTTTTTATCTAATATAATATTTTCTTCTTTAAAGAATTTTTCTGCGGCTTCTGTAATTTTTTTTGTTGTTTCAAGTGGCAAAGCAGGTTTTCTGTCTGCAATAGAAATAGGTTCTGCAATAGGTTCAACCTTAGGTATTTCTATTTTAGGAATTGTTTCTACAGGTATTTCTGCTTTAGGTATCTCTGTTTTTGGTATTTCAGCTTTAGGAATTTCTATTTTAATTTCAGGAATACCTTCTGCAATTTTTTCATTAGTAGATTTTATTTCATCTAATACTTGAGTTCTTTTTGTAACATTACCTGGTTCTAATATATCACCAAGAACTACATCATTGTTTTCTTTAATGACTTTAATTTCTTCATCAATAACTCTATTAACATTTTGAATAACTTCTTTTCTATTTTCTGGACTTTCTTTTGCGTAGTTAATAATGTTATCAAATTCTTTTCCTGTTTTATTACTTTTTAAAACACCGCTTTTATTTGCAACACTAGAAAAACCAGAAGTTCTTCCCATGAATTCCATTAAAGCAATATTAATATCTCTAGTTAGTCTTTCTCCAACACCACTAGGTTCGTTTCCTGTAACTTTATAAATAGTATTTAAAGTATCTCCAGCTAAACCAGATGCAAGCAATCCAAGAGATGTACCAGTTTTAATAGCAGCATCTACAGCTTCTGAACCTCTATCAAATAAATAATTATTAACTTTACCTAATAAAGTTTTATTTGGATCTCCTAGTAAAAATCTTAATTTTTCTTTATTTTCTTGAGTAACACCTAAATCTTCTTTCCAAACTTCTTTTAATTGTTCTCTTGTTATCGCAAAAGGATCTATAATTTTTTGAGGAGATACTACTGCATCTTCTTTTTTTTTTCCTGAAATAATATCAGATACACTTAAATTGCCAAACGCTTCATCAAGAGGTGTTTTTGGTTGCTGTGCTTTGTCAATCTTATTATAAAGATTTGACATTCCACTCAATAAACTAAAAGTTGGTTCTAAAGTTGTTTCTTCTTTTTTTTCAAATGGATCAATAATATTGACAGAACCTTTTTGTTCAAAAGGATCTATAAGTTGCGTAGCCATATCAACAATTATTTATATTTATTAGGAAATTTTTGCTTTAAGAAATTTTCTATTTCAATATCTGTAGCATTAGGATTTGCTTTTTTAACAACTTGAAAATCAGATGTTGATTTAATATCCATAGGAGCTGTCGTAGTTGGAGCAGCTGTTGTTCCTTTTTGTGATTGAGCAAATTTACTTAAATCTCCACCTGACATAGTAAGTAATTGAGAAACAATATCTTGATTACCTGTTATTTCTTTATTGTATAAATCTTGTTCAACTTTAGAAAGTTTCCCAAATGCATCTTTAAATTCAGTTGGATTTAATCCTTGTAATTTCTGCGCAACTTTTAATGCTTCACCACTAATCGTTGGAGTTTTAGGAGTTAATAATAATTTCATTGTTTCTTTTGGAAACGCTTTAAACAAAGGTTTGTATTGTTCAGGAACTTTATCAGCAAACTCTTCAATTGCTTTTTGTTGTTCTTGTTCTTTAGTTATTCCTCTTACTGTAGAAGATACATTTAATCCTTGAACAAAAGATGGTAATATAGATTCACCAATGCCTTGACCCTTCATACCAGCTGATATTAAACCTAATCCTGTTAATGCTTCTGGACTGCCAAGCAATCCCATAAGATTTAATGTTTTTTTAGTTTGGTTATCAGATAATAAAGATGCATCAGTAGTATCTGTTGTTGATGTGCCAAACATTTTTTTTAATAAATCTTGTAAATCTTCCATTATATTAATCCTCTCTCTTGTAAGAACTGGCTATAAATACCAGCGCTTGGTTGTGTTATTGGTTGTGGTGGTGCTAATAATCCTTGCGGATTTAAAATATTACTTATGTTACTTTTAGCTGTATTATAAGCATTAAAAATACTTCTGCCTGTTCCGTATTGAGGAACATTACTGCTTGGAATATTCATATCAACTCCAGGAACTTGTGGTTGTGGTGTTGCAATTCCACCTAATAAAGCTGCTTGACCCAAAGTCTTTGCAATATCAGCAGGAGTTTTTGGAATAAATGCACTTACAAAATCTGTTGAAGGAAATAATCCTTGAACATTAGATGCAATAGAACCTGATAATGGAGCTAAACTTCCGCCTACTCCAAGTAATCCTTGTGTAGCAACTGGTACTGCACCTTCAGCTATTGCAGCTGCGCTTAATTCTGGAATACTTCCAAATAAATATTGACTAAAAGATGGTGTGCTAGAATATAATGCTGCAGCTTCTGCGCCTGGAATATAACCTAATGATCCGGCAGCTGCTATATCAGCTCCTAATATTCCTGCTCCGCCTGCTTCTATTCCTGCTCCATAAAATAATTCTGGTGATAAATAAGGTGCTAAAAATACTCCGCCTATAATTGCAAGTTCTGGATTATCAACTACTGTTTCAACAACATCACCAACAACATCAGCAACACCGCCTGCAACATCACCAGCTACATCTGCTACGCCACCGACTACATCACCGATAGCATCAACTACTCCACCCATATTATAATAATCCTAGTAATCCTAAACCAAGTCCACCTAAGCCACCGTATAAAGCTCCAGATCCTGCTGACATTCCACTAAATATACTTGGTAAAACTTGTGAACCTACTAATGCTCCACCTAATCCTAAAGTTAATGGATTAGATTGAGTTTGTGTATCTGTTATTTTAGTAGGCAATCCTGAAGCAATCGGAGTAACAAGACTTGCATATTGTTGTAATGCGTTAAATGGTGCTTGTTGATATTCTCTTTGTAATTGTTCTAATTGCTGACCAGTTGTAAATAAACTTGGAGTTCTTTGAGCAATGTCTAATTGTCTTGCTCTTTCCTGTCCATATTCTTGAAACGCATAAGGTAAAGCTCTTTGTGCTACAATGTCTGCAACTTGTTGTTGAGCTAATGGAGAAGTTGGAGTTCTTCCAGCTCCACTAAATTGTTGAGCAACTGTACTATATGCTTCTTGTCCAGCTCTTTGAATGAGTGGAGATAAAAATGGATTAGTATATTGACCAGCTAATGTTCCTGCTAATTGTTGTGCAGCTGCTGTTCCTAATGATTCTTGAATTCCTAAACCTGTTAATGTTTGTTCACTTGGAGCAACATAAGGAGATACACCTTGTTGATATAAATATCCTGCGTTTGCTAAAATTTGATTTAATGCTGGTTGAGCTGGAGCATAAGGAGTTACAGATTGTACTGTTGTTCCTGATCCGCCACCACCGCTTAAAAATGACATATTATTTTTCCTCTTTTTTTAAGTTTTTTTCTAACACTACATGGGTTCTGTAGTAGTTATGTTTATCAAGAATCTTTTGCCAACCTGGTCTTGCAATTAATTCCATGCAATCGCATCCTTGATCTATAGCAAAATTCTCTATCTTTACAATTAAATTTTGCCATTGCTGTCTATTCTTACCTGTTACCATAGGTAAATGTAAGACTTTTTTTATACTTCTTTGTATGATTTGAGACAAGACAACACCATTAAACTGTTCATCTATAGTATCTTTTTCTTGATCCCAAATAATCCAAAGTTGTAATTTACCTTGTTTTAGTAAATCTTTGTAATGGTCAGCATGATGATGACTGCCAGAATATATTAAAGCATTTCTAATATATTCTCTTACTAAAATCCAAACTTCGTCTATTTTTTCTGTAGGTATTCTGACGACATCCATTAGAAAGAAATTTCTAAAACAGAAATTGTACCAGTAATTCTATTTGCTGTTCCAGCAGTAATTTTAAGAATATCACCTGGATCTAATACAATTGTGCCTTTAGCAAAATTTTCTGTTGTAGAAGCTGCCATATTTATTTCAGCTATTTCAGTAGTTGTAGAAGCACTAGTATCAGTTACAAATACTTCAACAGTAGTATTAGATGTATGATTAGTACATTGTATAGTTCTGACTAGTGCTTTAACACCTGTAGGTACAGTATAAACAGTCGTTTGGTTTGTAGTGGTTAAACTAAAAAACGTACTTTTATATGTATTAGACATTTATTTTTTATTTAAAGTTTCTTCAACATCTTTATACCAATCTTTAATGAATTTAAAGTAATCATTGTAGAACTTTTCTACAGACTCTTTATATTCAGAATAAGATGGAACTTTGAATGGATTAAAGTTGAACATAGTATTCTCCTTAGTTAGTTAGAGAATGTATGTATGTTGCAACGCAACAATAATCAATACTATTTTAATTTTAATTTTATAGATTCAATAATATTGTTAACAACTGATTCATATTTCCATCCTAGAAATACTCCAATTGCCAATCCAATGATAAATATAATCATATTATTTACTTGGTTTTAAAGGATAAGCTACGTTATTTACTTTTTCAATAGTATCTAATCCTTGTGTTAAATTTCTTAATGCAGTTCTGTAATTCATCCATTCTGATTTTTTAGCAGGGGTAATTGGACTATCCGCAAGTACAATGTAATCGCTATCAGCTAATAGTTTATTTCTTTTGGCTCTTAGATTTTCTAGTGCCATATCTAATTCTACCTGAGGTATGATGGCTAGTATTTGATCCTTAGGTATTGGTGGTGTGCCATTTAACCAAGTGATTTGATTTATATCATCATCACTTACACTAACTTTTGCATTTGGATTTATTTTTAATATTGCTTTTATAATCATGCTTTTATCTCCAATAATGTAATAACATATTGATAGTATCTGTAAGTTGCTCCAAGAGAGATTTCATCATGATAAATTCTATATTGAGTTGAACTTGTAGAATTTGGTGAATCTAAGTAATTAATAGAAAAAGGCACTCTTGCAGCAACAGTATATTGATACTGTGTTGCATTATTTAATTCACTTATAAAAGTTGTTGCTCTATGTAATTCTGTTTCTGCATAAGCTGTCGAAGTACCTGAAATTTTTTCAGTATAGCCATCAACCATAACTAAAATTTTATTAGATGTTGAAGATGGAGTTATAGAAGCACCACTTCCTACATAACCATCAGCACTTAAATCAGTTTGACCAACAGTTGCACTTACAACCTGCAACACAGCACCTGCACCTAATTTAGATGTAGCAATTGCTGCTGCAGTATCTATATCTGCATTAACTATCGTACCATCAGTTATTCCTAGTGATTTTATTCTTGTTAGTGGCATATTATTTATAGTTATTTTAGTTTATTAAAATAGTCAATACACTCAGCTATAGTTTGTTGCCTAATGTATTCGTCTCTTATTTCTTGTGATGTTGGTTGTGGTAATGGCGAATCCCATCTGTCTATTATAAATGTTCCTCCAGCAGAAGTAAGATCATGACTTACACCTGGTGCTAAGGATTTCATTACAGTATTAATACCCCAAGAAAAACCATTTTCATTTGTATATCTTTTTATTGTTTCTTCAATAGATAATCTTCTAACTATCATAATATTAATTCAGTTAATTGTTTATTATTACCAACTGTTCCTTTTATAAAAACATTAAAAGCTAAACTTATTCTTGTATTAGTTCCTTCTTTAGTTTCTACCATGTGAGTTAATGAAGAAGGAAATAGTATTATATCTCCAGTTTTAACTGGAAACCACCAAGATTCTGAATTCCAAATATTGTATTCTTTTACTTCTGGTTTAATTGTTTTGTAATCTTCTTTAAAAAATTTAATCTTATCAAATTTATCATCACAGTTAATATAAAATACTCCTGATACTAATGAATTAGGGTGCTGATGTTTATGATGATATTGATTTGTTTCAGTATAGTTTAACCAAGATTGAGTTATGTATGGTGTAATTGCATCTGTTGGAGATATAACCTTTTCAAAATAATCTTTAACTCTTAAATCTAAATCTGTTTTTAGATTTTTAAATATTTTATTATTTAAAATGTAATTATCATTAGATGTTGTATTGCCTTCATTTTTATAAACATCTAATTTAGTCTTATCAATAAATGATAATTCTTTATTTGTAAGTTCTCTATTTAATTTAGAAAAATAAATAGGTGTTGGGAATATCCCATTAATATTAGATTCAATCATTGTTTGATTAAATTATATATTATCTTCTATTAAATCCCAAGATTGATTTTGTTCGTTCCAATTATATTTATTATTATCTTGTGGATAAGGTATTGGAGATTCCCATAAACAAGTAGATTCATTTAATATCCAAGATTTAAAAGGTTTAGGTGGGATAAAAGCATCTCTATCTTCATCATAAGTATATCCTATTCCTGCATGATTTTTTCTAAAAGGGATTCCTCCTTTATTATGTACTCCACCATAAGTATTATAAGATGTTTGTTTCCAAATAGCCCAACCAGTTAATTTAGTTAAAAAATCAATACCAATAGATTCTTGTTCAACTCCATTAGCATCATGTAATACTTCATTAACTACTGATTGAACTTCAATCACTTTTCCATTTAAACCTATTTTTGCAAAACTAGCCATTATGCTGTGTAACTCCCTGAACCATTAAATTGTAATATTGTATTACTACCAGATGTTGTAACTGTTGGAGAACCTGTTGTAGTAGATGTATAATTAGCAGTTGGTAAACTTAATATAACAACTCCTTTACCACCTGCGGCAGATGTTGCGGCATTATATGCATGATTTCCACCACCGCCTCCACCAGTATTAGCTGTTCCAGCTACTGGTGCAGTTGGTGCGGTTTCTTGAGCACCCTTACCACCACCACCAGTACCTCCAGCACCACCAGTAGTAGGTGAACCTGTTGAATTTCTAACACCACCACCACCACCTCCTGCTCTTGTAACTGAAGAACCAGTTATAGAAGAAGCTGTACCATTACCTCCACTACCACCTGTATTTGATGAACCAGTACCACCTGTTGCACCTGCACCTCCTCCTCCTCCTCCAGCAAAAGTAGGTGATGATACAAAACCATTACCACCATTGTTTCCTTGACTTGGACTTGTGCTTGGGGTGTTTCCTGATGCACCAGTAGTATTTTCGGCAGAACCACCTCCGCCAGAACCACCAGCAACAGCACTACCTGAACCACCTCCATTGCCACCTCCAGCAGATGTTATAGTTGTTAATCCTGAACCTGAAATTGAAGAATTTGAACCTGAATTATTACCTGCGGCACCACCATCTCCAACTGTTATTGTAATTACTGTTCCGCTTGTTACTGTTTGAGTTGATGTTCTATATCCTCCTGCACCTCCTCCTCCACCACCACCATTTGGTACAGCAGATTGTCCACCAGCCGCACCACCACCTATTACTAAAAAATCTATTGAATATGATATTCCTAATCCAGTTGTGCTTTCTTGATAACCAGAATTTGGTAACCAACCTTGTGTTGAATCTATATATGTTAGTGTTATTGCTTCTCTATCTTTAGAAGCTACAACATTAGAAGTTTGTCCCAAAATTTTATTACTATTTGGATTAATTGTTAAAGAATTACTATCCCAAGTTCCTGCGTAATCTAATAATAATACTTGATCTCCAACAGAAGGAGAAGCAGGTAATGTTACTGTGAATGCATTAGACGTTGTATTGCAAGGATAAGCTCTAGCAGCAACAGCTGTAAAACCAGTTGTTTGAACTGATTGCCAAGCAAATAATCCATCTGTGCCAGAAGCAAGTTTAGCAGAAGTTACAGTGCCATCAGAAGGAGTACCTATGTTTAATACATCTCCTAATACTAAAATGAAATCTATTGTGTCAGATGAAGTTAAAGCATCTGAGAATACTATTGTTGAACCTGATATTGTATAAGCTGAAGTTGGCGATTGAATAACACCATTTAATGATACGATACAGTTATTAGCAGTTTGTGGATAGTAAGCAACTCCACCATTTAATAAATTGAATGTAGTTGTAGCGGATGTAGTGATTGCGTCTAATTTGACGAAGTTTCCTACAACTGGTTGTTTTCCTACGTATGGCATTAGTTATTTTCCTCCGCTGGTAAAGGTGTATTACCTTCTTCTAACCATTTCAAGTATTCTTGATAATCTCTATTATCTAAAACACAAGGAATAGAAGCTTTATCTGTTATACGAAAAATTGTATAAGTAATACCATCTCTATTTTTAATTAATTTATACATATTATAATTCCGCACTAAAATTTAATGATGCTGTTGCATCATTATTATTTTCTACATGATATGGTCTAAATTGCACTAAACCTGAAGCAACTCCAAAATTAATTTCCACATTTTGAGTTCCACTTCTAGCACCATCTATAGCTGAACTTGTTATAGCAAAACCTGTACCTTGATCTACAAGTCTTAAATTTCCTGATGATGTATAAGTAGGTGTTGTTCTCATTGGTGTAAGAAAAGAAAGTGGACCATACGCAACAGTAGTACCAGCAGCAATTAAAGTAATAGCAGATGGATAAGCAAACGCACCACTATTAAATAATTTTTGGTAATATCGGTAACATCTTGCTAAACTAACATCAATAGGTAAGAACTCAAAATCGGTAGCACTTGTTCCAGCTTCTAATTGAACTCCAGTAATTAAGAAATCGTTTGCTGTGCTATCTGCTATATTAACTTGTCCAACTGCCATATTAGCATTTGTTTGAGTTCCCCAAGTAGTTTGTAAAGTTCCTGATGTATAAGTTGTCCCAGCACCTAACCAAAAATTTAATTGTAAACTACCAGCATTATCATTATCAAATGCACCAGTAGTATCTCCAGAAAATGTGACTGTTTTAAATTCCCAAGTGTTAGATGCACTTACAGTATAAGATTTAGATATACTTCTTGTATTATCACCATCTAAAAGTTGAGCAATAAAAGTTCCAGTTTTAGTAGATTTAACCCAGAATGATAAAGTCAAAGATTGTGCATTAGCAGTTCCTTTTTTTAAGTATTGTAAATTTTGTCCCTCAACTATTTGACATATATAAAGTATGTCACCAGCAGATGGTGAAGCATCAGCAGTTGTACAATCTAATTTTAAAGATTTAGCAAAACCATATCCTGAAGGTACATCTGTTGATTGAGACATAGTCCAAGTTCCTAAAGAACTCATAACTGTTTGGAATCTATCTAAAGTATAATAACCAGATGTAGTTATAGAAGCCACACTTGTACTTCTTTGTGCAATTTGCATATCACCATTGATGACGATATTTCTAAAATTTGGATTGCCAGATAATTTATTTAAAGTGATACCAGCAGTTGAGCTAATATCAGCATTAACTATAATACCATCTGTTATGTCAGCAGAAGTTAAAGGAACTTTCGCTGGTTGATTCCCTATAAAAGGCATTTAATTTTCCTATGTTGAAATATCATCTACTGTGCTAACGACTGTGTCTAAAGACGTAGCAGTATCTGATACAATTTTTAAAGCATCACCTGATTGAACTACAAATTTTGCACCGCCATCAAGAACTTGTAATGAAGAACCTGCTGGTATTGGTGCATTTTTAATTATGTAATAATCTAAAGATGTGTTGGTAATATATACAGAAGCATTAACTGCACTTCCTGTTGTGTTAGCTATATTAATACCAACTATAGTGTCGTAACTGTCTGATGTAAAAATTGTAACAGCAGAAGCACCTATATTTCTATTGATGTATCGTCTAAAGTTTTGTGCCATATTTTATTTCCTATATTAATTTCTACTTTTGTTTAAATACTTAATTGCATTATTTAATAAGTCAATGTTATCTTTTAATAAACCTATTCCGGTATTGCAATCACTACATAATAAACCTCTGATTTTATTTGTAGTATGACAATGATCTACCGCAAATGCTCTTAGTTTTTTTCTGTAATACCCATTATTATCTACTCCGCAAATTGAACACTTACCATTTTGCTTTGTTAATAATTCATTATAATCTTGTAAAGATATTCCGTATGCTTTTTTTAATTTACTATTTTTATCTACTTTATAATCGTAAATGTTCATGCACTTTTTACAAACATTTTGTCTTTTATATTTTCCGTTTTTATTAAAGTAAAATTTATCTAAATTAAAATTAATAGAACATTTTTTACATTCTATTGTTTGCATCAGAGAGCTATCGCCATAGCAATAGCAAAACCATTACTTGCTTTGTTGTCTATTTGAGTTTGTATAGCTGAAGTAACACCAGAAACATAACCTAATTCTGTACTTGTTACAGATGATACAGCTACTTTTCCAGAAGCATTTGAAGCTAAAGCTCTACTAGCCGTAAGATCAGATGAAGTTATAGTAGTAGCTCCGCCTGTAATCGTTGCTTGTTTGCTATTTATTTGAGTTTGGATTGCACTTGTAACGCCATCCAAATAACCAAATTCAGTATTATCTACTGTACCTGTTCCAATCTTAGTTGCAGCAATTGAATTAACTGCAATATTAATTGTACCAGATGTTGTTACTGGAGAATTAGTAATTGTAAATTCTGAAGATCCAGCATCAGCTAAACCTACAGAAGTTACTGTTCCACCAGAACTAGGATAAACTTGTGTATATGTAATTGAACTAGAACCAAGTGTAGCACTAGTATCAGTAGTACATAACCATAATGTATCTTGTTGAGATGAACCTTCTGAAACTAAAATTAATTGTCCAGCTAATTCTGTTATTG